GCTGGGATGAGCCCGACGAGCGGAATTGGTTCCGACTTAGTCATCATGAGCGGGCCTTCTACATACATACCATTCGCCGTCTTATTGCTTGTGAAGGCGAAGTACTCCTCGCCCTTGGGAATCTCGGGCAGTGTCTCACTTTGAAAAGTAACGGCCCGCCGCAACCAGGAGTCGAAGACGGGCCGGAGACACGCCCTTACCTTTGGGGCGACGCGGGCGAATCTCGGCGGCTCTATAGCTGTTTCCCTTGCGGTTCTCAGTCTGAATTTCCCACGGCTCAGCGCATCGGTATGCTTCCATGAGGAGGCAGCTCAGGGGCCCACTATGGCGTTTGGACCGAAGGAAATCGGAAGGTGGTTTGGCTCCGAATTGCGGAGTCAGGTTTTCAGCTATTTTGCCGCTCCAGCCGTGACGGCTGTTCTAGTATTCATCATCGCGCACGCGAGGGGAGCGCCCCTTGGGATTGCCATCATTGCAGGGGCGACGATGGGCATGCTGGCGCTGTACGTCTTAGATCGTCGTCGCCGTCTGAGTGTCGCCGACAAGCTGGTTTTGGTGGGCGCACATGTAGAACGCGCGATGCACGATAGCGGTATGCAGGGCTACGGCATCGCGGCGAACTTCACCAATCACGCCAATGTGCCAATCGATTTTCAAGTTACCCGAGCGAACTCTCACTTGGGGCAGCAAGTCGGAATTCCAGACACCCCTCTTCCGAAGGGCGAATTCGAGCGAAATGACGGCGGCGAAGTTATGATTGGATTGGTTTTGGTGCCACCAATTCCCAACGCTCGAATTAGAGGCGAATTTGACATTGATATCTCGTGGGGCACGAAAGGCAGGCTAAAGCATCATCGCCGGTTTCGGCGCTGGTTAGGGGTAACGACCGATGCAGAGGGAGAAGTTGCCCAGGTTCTAGTTTACTTGCGGCAAGTCGAATAGCCCTCCTTACGCGCGCTTCTTGTATGGGCCGCGCGGCTTCGGCGGCGGAGCCATTTCGTCGATCTTCGCCACAATATCCTCAAACGACCACAGACGATCGCACACGCCAGCTGCCATTGCAGGGCTGACCTTTAGCGATTTGTGGATGCGGCAGAAATTGTAGAACACGAAATAGAGCGCAAGCGCGTGAAGGTGATTGTCCAGCTTCTTCGAGAACGCGTTGGTTAGGCGCGTGAACCGGCGCATCGACATGCGCATGGTGAGGTTCTGGCGCTCGACATAAGACGTGGAGATATGCCGCCGATCCGGGTTGCCCTGCCGGATTTCGACTTTCGTCCCGCAGCATTCTCCGGGGCTGTAGCGGCCAGGTCCGCCCGGAGTGCTTTTGAAAATCTTGATGAGCTGGGCAAAATCGACGTAGCGCCCGAACGCTTGCTCGACTGCTGGGATGTAGCTTTTCCACTGATCGGTCGTGATCTGCGGCGCACCCTTCACGCGCATGCGAAGGTCCATCATGAACGCGTCGGCACAGTCGCGCCCACGGTCCCCGACGAAATAGGACAGGATCAGCTTCGTGTCCGCGTCCAGAGCCGTCCACGTCCAAATGTCGCCCGCTTCGATGGGCGCGCACTTGGCCGTTTTGACGTTCGCTTGCTTGGCATAGCAGAACGACCAAATCTCATCGGCCTGGATGCGCTTCGAGTGCACGTTGCGGACCAGCTCATCATGGATTGCGCCGCACGCTTCACCAGCCTCAGCCAGCAGCTTGGTCACCGTGTTGATGGACACGTCCGCCACGCGGCTGATCGACCGCATGGACGAGCCTTCACACAGCATCGAAAGGATTTGCGTCCGTTTCGTGAGCGGCAGCTTGTTCATGGACATTTCAATATGAACTTTTATGCTTAGTGTCAAGTAGGGTGACTCATTTTGGGGCTTGAATTCGGCCGCCTACTCGACTACAAAATGCACAACGGCGCGCGAGCGGTGGAAGCCCAACGCGCCGTTGCTCTTACCCCTTGTGGAAGGGGGCAGGGAGTGGAACGGGCCTAGGCCCGTTACCTATCTCCTCCTGATGGTTGTCGCAGCCATCTACGCCTCCTCTTGCTCGGGTTCGGAGGCGCCTTCTTCCTGGCAGTTGACAGGCGCCTCACTGGAATCGTCGGCGGCGGGCTTCGTGTCCGCCGCCGCTTTCACATCAGCTTCTTCATCTTCGTCCTGATCGTTGGCCGTAGCTTTGGCCGGCTTCGCGTTCGGGTACCACGCGAGCAGTCCGTATTGGCCGTTCGGCAGCTTGTGGAATGTGCGTGAATTCTTCCGGAGATTGCTGCGTAGGCTTACCAGCGCAACCTGCTCGTTCTTCGTCTCGAATTGATAGCCGCCCTGCACAAGAGCGTCATAGATCTCGCGAGGGGTAGCTGGGCCAAGGTTCGCGACCTTGCGCATCTCCAGATACTCGCGGGCCGCCGTTCCGATCACTTTGCCGTAGAACGTGTCGGCTTTGATCGATGTAACGGTCGCACCGCTCTGCTCAGCTTCGATGTTCGGATAAAGCTCGGGCTGCCCCGCGTGCTTACAGAGCACGTTGATAGTGCTCTTCAGCTCGCGAGCTTTCCGCTCGACATCGGCAAGCTCACCTTGGAGCGCCGCAATAGCGGGGGCAAAGGCGTCAGACATGTAGGTGCCTTCCTGGCAGTTGGCAGGAAGTCAGATGCCACAAAGGCAGAAAACGCGCAAGCGCTTGCTGCGCAGCGGCAGCGGTCAATGTTTGTGAAAACATGCCACGCCGTGAACATCAAATCAGCAATCGCTGAAATCGCCATCTAAGCTGTTGATAATTCAGCAGTTTCTCAATCTGCGAAATAGGCTTGGATTTTCACGGCGTGGCATGCCGAACAAATCAATGCACAAATGTTCCTCAAACGTTCGTACTCTTATCCACAGGATTCATTCGTCCCGCACGTTGCCCCACCGCTTAGCAGCAGCGGTTCGGGCAATTTCTGCGCGCTGTTCTTTAGTCAGCTTTGCCGCCCTAGCTTTGCCGCCCTTGCTGCCAAGCTGAGCTGCGGCGCTGGTAAGCTCTTCGCGCTCGTCCTCAATCTCGCCCGTGGCGATCTTCGCCACCATCACCGCGCGGGCAATGGCGTCGGCTGGGCGTTTCTCTCCGCGCGGGCCTTTAGGCATGTGCAAGCTCTTGAAAAGACAACGATAATTCCCATCTATGCTCAACTGCGATGCGCATAGAGCCGAACCGGCTCCATACTTGGCGCTAAGCATAGCGGAATATCGGGTGCCGTGCGACGGCTTCGAGAGTGTCAAGCCGGTTTATTTTCAAACTGAGACACTACCGGAATCTCGCGGCGGCCCACGACGACCTCATAAAGCGGCGCTCCCTTCTGGGCAAATAACTGTATCTCCGCAGTGATTACGCGAATAGCGCCAGCACGATAGCCAAGAATCCCATCGCTCCGACAATCGAGCAGAGCGCCCGATAGCTCACCGAACGATCACAAGACCCAGTCGTTCGAGATTGCCTCTCTGGCGGCCCTTCCAATAAGCTTCTTCTTCGAGCGGATCATCGAACAGCACATCGGCAATGCCTGACGTGCTCATGGCTTCATTGTAACCGCGCCGTTCCGCGCGACGCAAACGCAACGACCGCAACATGGACATCTCCCTTCGCTAACCGAGCAGAGGTGAGCAACACACATCAATTACCTCAGACACAGCTCACCGGCAAGCCGGAGCTGAAACGGGAGGGTTAAGTGGCCGAACGAATGCGCAAGACGCACCAGGACGACGTGCGCGCGAAAATACAAACGAGTCAGTTGCTAAATCGCTTGCAAGATCATGCGCTTGGCACGCTTGAACTGTCCACGTCGCAGATCAAGGCCATTGAGGTTCTAATCAGGAAGACGCTGCCTGATCTTCAGGCGATCGCATACAATCCTGCCGACGATCAAACCGCGCTGGCGCTGGCAGGCAGGGGCCATCTCGCGTGGAATCCGCCACAGTAACGGTTCAGAGCCCCTACGCTCCGCGCCGTCAGTTTTTGGGATTGCACACACGGCAGACGCGCTGGGGCATTGCGGTCGCTCATCGGAGAGCGGGAAAGACGGTTGCTTGCGTCAACGAGCTAATCAAGGCCGCAGCGACGTGCGATCTCAATAACCCACGGTTTGCCTACATCGCTCCGCAGCTCAACCAGGCCAAGGACATCGCGTGGAATTATCTGCTCGAATACACCGACTGCTTCGGGCCGGAGAGGAAGGTCAATGCCTCGGAACTGTGGGTTGAGCTTCCGAACAACGGCGCAAGGATTCGCATCTACGGCGCTGACAATCCTGAC